ACCGGATGGCCGCGCGATTTTTTTTAGTGGTGGGTCCAGAACGCACGACGATGCAGACTCAAAGCTTAGATAACGCTTCTTTGGCTATAAGTACTTGCGCACTAAGTTTAAATTCAAAACATGTGGGATCCACTAGTAAACGAGTTCCCGGATACGGTTCACGGGTTTCGTTGTATGCTATCTGTAAAATATTTGCAACTTTTGTCGCAGGATTATTCTCCAGATACTCTTGGGTACGAGTTAATACGGGATTTAATTTGTATTTTACGCTCCCGTAATTATGTCGAAGCGAGCTGCCGATATCGTCATTTCTACGCCCGCGTCGAAAGTACGCCGGCGTCTGAACTTCGGCAGCCCATACACCAGCCGTGCTGCTGCCCCCATTGTCCGCGTCACAAAACAACAGGCATGGACAAACAGGCCTATGAACAGGAAACCCAGAATGTACCGGATGTACAGAAGTCCGGATGTTCCAAGGGGATGTGAGGGTCCCTGTAAGGTACAGTCGTTTGAATCTCGACACGATGTCGTTCATATTGGTAAGGTAATGTGTATTTCGGATGTTACGCGTGGAGTCGGTTTGACCCATCGTATAGGTAAGCGTTTTTGTGTCAAGTCAGTTTATGTTTTAGGTAAGATATGGATGGACGAGAACATCAAGACCAAGAACCATACGAATTCGGTGATGTTTTTCCTTGTTCGTGATCGACGACCGGTAGATAAACCACAAGATTTTGGTGAAGTATTTAATATGTTTGATAACGAGCCTAGTACGGCGACCGTGAAGAACATGCATAGGGATCGATACCAGGTGTTGAGGAAATGGCATGCAACCGTTACTGGTGGACAATATGCGAGTAAGGAGCAGGCTTTGGTCAAGAAGTTTGTTAGGGTTAACAACTACGTTGTTTACAACCAGCAGGAAGCAGGAAAATACGAGAATCACACCGAGAATGCATTGATGCTTTATATGGCTTGTACCCATGCTAGCAATCCTGTTTATGCTACTCTTAAGATTAGAATATATTTTTATGACTCTGTAACGAACTAATATTAATAAAGTTTAAATTGTATATCTGAATATTGGTCTACATACATTGTTTGATTAATTACATTGTACAATACATGTTCAACGGCTTTAATAACTAAATTAATTGAGATTACACCTAGATTGTTGAGATGTTTGAGGACTTGGGTTTTGAATACCCTTAAGAAAAGACCAGTCGGAGGGTGTAAGGTCGTCCAGATTCGGAAGGTTAGAAAACACTTGTGTATTTCCAGAGCTTTCCGTAGGTTGTAGTTGAAATGGATCCTGAGTGTTATTATGTCCATGTTCGTCGTGAATGGACGGTTGTCGTGGTTGAGGATCTTGAAATAGAGGGGATTTGGAACCTTCCAGATATAGACGCCATTCTTTGCTTGAGCTGCAGTGATGCGTTCCCCTGTGCGAGAATCCATGGTTGTGGCAGTTGATGCTAAGATAATAAAAACACCCGCATTCAAGATCTACTCTCCTCCTCCTGTTGCGTCTCTTCGCTTCCCTGTGCTGTACTTTGATTGGTACCTGAGTACAACGGTTGGGTGAGAAAGACGAATGCTGCATTTTTTAAAGCCCACGCTTTCAAAGCTGAGTTCTTTTCCTCGTCCAGATACTCTTTATAGCTAGCGTTGGGCCCAGGATTGCAGAGGAAGATTGTTGGTATTCCACCTTTAATTTGAACTGGCTTCCCGTACTTTGTGTTGGATTGCCAGTCCCTTTGGGCCCCCATGAACTCTTTAAAGTGCTTGAGGAAGTGCGGATCTACGCCATCAATGACGTTATACCAAGCGTCGTTACTGTACACCTTTGGGCTTAGATCTAGATGCCCACATAAATAATTATGTGGGCCTAAAGACCTAGCCCACATTGTCTTCCCAGTACGACTATCACCCTCAATTACTATACTTTGAGGTCTCAGGGGCCGCGCAGCGGCGTCGACAACATTCTCAGACACCCATTCTTCAAGTTCTTCTGGAACTTGATCGAAAGAAGAAGAGGAAAAAGGAGAAACATAAGGAGCTGGTGGCTCCTGAAAGATTCTGTCTAGATTTGCATTTAAATTATGAAATTGTAGTACAAAATCTTTAGGAGCTAGCTCCTTGATGACTCTAAGAGCCTCTGACTTACTTCCCGCGTTAAGTGCTGCGGCGTAAGCGTCGTTGGCTGTTTGTTGCCCTCCTCTTGCTGATCTTCCGTCGATCTGAAATTCCCCCCAGTCGAGAATGTCCCCGTCCTTGGCGATGTAGGACTTGACGTCGGAGCTGGATTTAACTCCCTGAATGTTCGGATGGAAATGTGCTGACCTGGTTGGGGATACGAGGTCGAAGAATCTGTTATTTTTGCACTTGTATTTCCCTTCGAACTGGATGAGCACGTGAAGATGAGGTTCCCCATTTTCATGAAACTCTCTGCAGATTCTAATGTATTTTTTGTTTACTGGGGTTTGTAGGTTTTGTAATTGGGAAAGTGCCTCCTTTTTAGTAAGAGAGCATGTGGGATAAGTGATGAAATAATTTTTGGCATATATCTGAAATTGTTTGGGAGGAGCCATTGACTTGGTCAATCGGTACCCAGATCTAATCCTATGTCAATTGGTGAACGGTGCCCTATATATAGTGGGTACTGAATGGCATTATTTGTAATTACAAAAGGAAATTCAAAATCTACACGCTCCAAAAAGCGGCCATCCGTATAATATT